GAAACCTACTTCCCGCTCACATTCCACTTGCCGTGGTCGCCGGACCATCTGAAGGTCATCGCCAAGATCGAGCAGGCCGTGTTGCGCGGCGGCCTGTTCGCAATGGCCATGCCTCGCGGCTCGGGAAAGACCACGATCTGCGAATGCGCGTGCATCTGGGCGGTGCTCAACGGGCACCGTGAGTTCGTCTGCCTGATCGGTTCGGACGAAGGGCATGCGATGGACATGCTCGATTCGATCAAGATGGAACTCGACGGCAACGACCTGCTGCTGGAGGACTATCCCGAGGTCGTGTATCCGATCCAGTGTCTGGACGGCATCGCCAATCGCTGCAACGGTCAGCTCTACCAGGGAGAGCGCACGCATATCGGCTGGACCGCCCGCGAAATTGTGCTGCCGACAATGCCCGGCAGCGTAGCCAGCGGAGCGATCATCAAGGTCGCAGGCATCACCGGTCGCATTCGCGGCATGAAATACAAGCGGGCGGATGGGCACACAGTGCGGCCGTCGCTCGTTGTCATCGACGACCCGCAAACCGACGAATCAGCCCGGTCGCTTTCGCAATGTGCTACCCGCGAGAGCGTTCTGGCGGGTGCGATCCTAGGTTTGGCTGGCCCCGGCCAGAAGATCAGCGGCATCATGCCTTGCACGGTGATCCGGCCCGGCGACATGGCGGACAACATTCTCTCACGCGACAAACATCCTGAATGGAACGGGGAACGAACCAAGATGGTTTATTCGTTCCCGGCCGACGAGAAGCTGGGGGAGCGGTACGCGGAATTGCGGGGTGAAAGCCTCCGTGCCCACGGCGACATCCGGCTGGCGACCGAATTCTACTCGGATAACCGAGAGGCGATGGACGTCGGGGCGGAGATAGCCTGGGCAGAGCGGTTCAACCACGACGAGGTTTCCGCCATCCAGCACGCGATGAACCTGCGGCTGCAGGACGAAGCCGCATTCTTCGCGGAATACCAGAACGAACCATTGCCAGTGGAGTCTGCCGAAAGCGATGACCTGACGGCGGATCAGATTGCCGGCAAGGTAAACCGCATGCTGCGCCGCGCGGTGCCCATCGGCTGCAGCCATCTGACGATGTTCATCGACGTGCAGGGCAACCTCCTTTTCTACGTTGTGGCCGCCTGGGAAGACGATTTCACCGGCTACGTGGTCGATTATGGCTCATTCCCTGACCAGCAGCGTCCCTACTTCACGCTCCGCGACGCCCGGCAGACGTTGACCGTGGTGACGAAGGCATCGGGGTTGGAAGGCTCCCTCTATGCCGGCCTGGAACGACTCACCGAGGAGTATCTCGGTCGCGAATGGCGTCGCGATGACGGGGCCATGCTGCGGATCGAACGCTGCCTGGTCGATGCCAACTGGGGTTCGTCCACCGACGTCGTATACCAGTTCTGCCGGCAGTCGGCGCACGCCGGCGTCATCATGCCGAGCCACGGCCGGTTCGTCGGAGCGTCGAGCCAGCCTTTCTCAGAATACAAACGCCGGCCGGGCGACCGAGTGGGGCACAACTGGCGGATGCCCAACGTAGCCGGCAAGCGGGCTGTGCGGCACGTCGTCTACGACACGAACTTTTGGAAGTCATTCGTCTACGCCCGGTTGGCCGTAGCAATGGGAGATCGTGGCTGCCTTTCGCTGTTTGGCGACAGTCCCGAACACCACCGCCTCCTAGCCGAACATCTCGTGGCTGAATACCGCGTGAAAACCGAAGGTCGAGGACGCACGGTCGACGAGTGGAAACAACGGCCCGAACGCGGCGACAACCACTGGTTCGACTGCCTGGTCGGCTGCGCCGTGGCGGGCTCCATCCAAGGCGCGGTGCTCGAAGGCACCGGCGGCAGCGTCACAACCGTCAATCGCCAGCGCGTCAGCTTCGCCGAATTGCAACGGAGAAAACGAGCATGAAGCAACAAGAAAAGGAGAAGGACGACCGAGAAGATGATCGCGGGCTGCGTTGCCGGCACTGCGGGTGCCGGCATTTCTACGTCATCTATACTCGCCGAGCCATTGGCGAAAGACTCGTCCGCCGCCGCGAATGCCGGCACTGCGGGCATCGGATCACGACGTGCGAGCGGATTATCGGTTAATCTGGCGATGCCGCAACTTCTTTCCTTTCAATGGGTTGCCCGTAACTGGGATTTGACAGATCGCAAATCGTCGTCCATAATACCTCCAGATGTGTGTTTCTGGAGGTTATTTGGACATGGCCAAGCTGCCCCCCAATCCCGTCGAACGAGCGAAGTCTGTTTTCAGGCAGCAGGGAGGGATGCTGCGCATGTCGGCTGCCATTGAGGCCGGCATTCATCGCGAAACGCTCAAGAAGATGGTCGAGCAGGGGGACGTCCAGAAGATCAGTCGAGGCCTCTACCAACTGGTCGATGCTCTTCCCCCCTCTCATCCCGACCTCGCTGCCGTCAGAGCCAAGGCACCGGCGGGCGTCGTCTGTCTGATCTCGGCGCTTTCATTTCACGAGATCACAACGCAAATCCCCCACGAGGTTTATCTGGCCATTGAACGCAACGCTGAGCCGCCACGGATTGACTACCCGCCCGTTCGCGTCTTTCGCTTCAGCGGCAAGGCCTTCGCGGAAGGGATTGAGAATCACGACGTTGGGCCTGTAACCGTGCGAGTCTACTCGCGAGAGAAGACCCTGGCCGACTGCTTCAAGTACCGCAACAAGATCGGGCTGGACACATGTCTCGAGGCGCTCCAACTCTATAAGCAACAGCGCCGCTACAATGTTGACGCGATTTTCAAGTTCGCCTCCATCTGCCGCGTCAGCAAGGTAATGCGCCCTTACATCGAGGCCACTCTGTGAAGGACCGGAAGATCAAGAACATCGCAGCCTCCGTCCGGCAGCGGCTGCTCAATGTCGCAAAGGCATCGGGCCGGCCATTTCAGGAACTGCTGCAATACTACGCGATGGAGCGGTTTCTTTACCGGCTTGCACAGTCGCCCCACGCCGATCGCTTCGTGCTGAAGGGAGCATTGATGTTCAACGCGTGGCGAGCGCCCACGTCGCGCCCAACGAAGGACATCGATCTGCTTGGGCACATGGAAAACAGCACGTCCGTCCTGGCGGCGGCCATGCGCGATGTTTGCGACCAAGCCGTGGAGGCGGATGGTCTCGTCTTTGACCCAGAGAGCATTGCGGCCGCGGTGATCAAGGAAGATGCCGAATACGAGGGCGTGCGCGTCACATTGCGGGGCTCGCTCGAAAACGCCCGCATCGCCATGCAGATCGACGTCGGCTTTGGCGACGTCATGTATCCCGGCCCCGAGGTGACGGAGTATCCGACGATTCTCGATCATGCCGCCCCGCGACTGCGCGGCTATGCTCGTGAGACGGCCGTTGCGGAGAAGTTCGAGGCAATGGTCAAGCTCGGCTTGGCGAACAGCCGCATGAAGGACTTCTACGACATCTGGTTGCTCTCGCGTCAATTTGACTTCGATGGAGCACAGCTGGCCTGGGCCATTGAAAAAACATTCGCCCATCGTGCGACTACGGTGACGCCGCAGCCCACCGCATTTTCATTGGCATTCGCAACCGATCCGACAAAGGCCATGCAGTGGCAGGCATTCGTGCGAAAGTCGCGGCTGAACGATGCTCCGGCCGAACTCGCGGTGGCCGTTGATGCCGTGGCATTGTTTCTCACACCACCTGCTACGGCGGTGCGCGGCGGTCAATCCTTTGAGCAACTCTGGCATGCGCCAGGTCCGTGGACGACATAAACGACCTTGCTGCGCGAAAATTCTCGATGCAAAGCGGTGCGAATTGATGAAGCAAAGTCTACATGCGTAACGATTCACATTTGCCGCTGAATTCGCACGCCACAAACGAGGTTCCGTTGGGTATAAATTGACATAGACAACCAGATCGGGCGACGCTGTCGGCTAGCTACTGACGGTGAAACCAGCGCACAGCAAGGCCATGCGGGGCCGCATCCCCGCGTGGCCTTTTTTCGTGCGCTCGCCCGGCTGGTTGTCCCCTCGGGAGAACCGCGATGGCTGACGACCTCAAAGACACGATCCGTGAAAACGCCCAAGGGCCGGCGAAGGCCGCTGGCGACTCGGGGTCGATGGAGCAGCACAAGCTTCCCGACCAGATCGCAGCCGACAAGTACCTGGCCTCAAAGGACGCGGCCAAGTCGAAACGTCGCGGGCTCGTATTCAACAAGTTTGTTCCCCCAGGAGCATCGTAGTGCTGGCCTGGCTTTCCAACCTGTTCCCGTCGAAATCCCCACGTCTGACAACCGGTCGGGCGATGCGGATCGTCCGCGCCCGCTACGACGCGGCGGCGACAGGTGACGAGAACCGCCGGCACTGGGCCAACGCCGATGGCCTCTCGGCGAACGCGGCCAACAGCCCAGAAGTGCGGCGCGTGCTACGGAACCGGTCGCGCTACGAGGTCGCTAACAACAGCTACGCCCGCGGCATCGTGCTCACGCTGGCCCACGACGTGATCGGCACCGGGCCCCGTCTGCAACTGCTGACCACCGACTCCGAGGCCAACAACCGAATCGAACACGAGTTCCAGCGCTGGGCGAAAGCCATCGGTTTGGCTGAAAAACTTCGCACGATGCGGATGGCTCGCGCCGAGGACGGCGAGGCGTTTGCCGTCTTCACCAGCAATCCCCGATTGCCGGCGCAAGTTACCCTCGACCTGAAACTCGTCGAGGCGGACCAGGTCACGACGCCCGACTTGAATCCGTTGCGGGGCGGCATCGACGGCATCGTGTTCGACGACGCTGGCAACCCACTGGAATATCACGTCCTGAAACATCATCCGGGCGACGGCCGGTTAGCACTCGCACCGCTCAATGCCTACGACCGCTTTCCGGCCGAGGCGGTGATCCACTGGTTCCGTTGTGACCGCCCCGGACAGGCTCGCGGCATTCCCGACATCATGCCGGCACTTCCACTGTTCGCCCAACTGCGCCGCTTCACCTTGGCTGTGCTCGCCGCTGCGGAAACCGCTGCCGACTTCGCCGGCATCCTCTACACCGATGCGCCCGCTAACGGCGAAGCGGACGCCGCCGAACCGTTCGAGCCGATTGAACTTGAGAAGCGTGCGCTGCTCACGATGCCCGGCGGCTGGAAGATGAGCCAAATGCAGGCCGAGCAGCCGGCCACGACGTATGCCGAGTTCAAGCGGGAG